AACAACAGAGTCTACTGTTGGTTGTGCCAATAACAATGCTCTATAATCTTCGGCTGTCACTGCACGATTTTGTGCTTCATAAGATTTTGGCGCATTAAATTTAATTTGTGCAACAGTCTCTCTAGCCGAGCCACCAGTTGCTGGACTGGTTGCGGTAAAAGTTGCGGCCGTAACGTTTGTGATTGTGTCTGAATATGTCAGTGCGTTAATGTCATTTGCGAGTGCGCCATTAGACACTAGATATCGAATGACTAGAATGTTTCCGTTACTCAACGCTGTACCAAAAGTACCATCGCCAAATTTTAACTCATACAGTCCATCTTCAGATTCTTGTAAAAAGTACACCAAAGATGACGAATCAAGTTCAACTAGATTTTCTGATGGTGTGAATGTTCTTGTTGTACTATCCACAGCAGAGTTTAAGACTGTTACATTTAATGTTGTGGTGTCAACTCTTGAATTTGGAATTAAAAATCTTTGATCCGCATCACTAGACACAACAGTATATCGTGTTGTGATGAGTGTGCCTTCTTTGAGTGTGATAGTATCAGAAAATACGCCAGCGTTCGAGGATATAGTTTTCGAATTGACGTTTAGGAATTTATATGAAACTCCATCAATCGTGCCATTAAATTCTGTGTATTCTGGAATAGTAACAATAGATGGAGCATTCGCAACCGTGAGTGTTATTGTTCCTGTGATAGATGCTGACGATGTTGATCTTGGAAGATAATTCAAAGAATTGGCTAAGTTTACAACCGAATTTCTTTTTTGTGCTGTTGCCAGAAATGCCTCAGATGCTACCATGTTTAGATAGAACGAATTGTAGTATGTGTTATAAGCTAACATATCCAAAAGAACGGACATGCCAGAACCATCAAAGTTGTAATCTCTGAATTGATCCTGTGCCTGCAAGTATCTTTTGAAGTTATCTTTGATACCTTGAAAATTAAGTTCGTCTACTCTTAAATTATTGTCTATGGCCATTTTATGCCGCCCTCGTTAACGATGTTGATATAGAACCGGCTCTATTGATGTTTTTTATAATATACTGTATGTTCAATACAATTCCATTTTCTTCAAATTTAATATCAACTTCATTAACAGAAACTCTAGGTTCGTACTTATTGATTGCGTCAGTTATTTCTTTTTGTAAGTTGTACTCGGTAAATCCAGGTTCGTAGCTAAACAAATAATTGCTGATATCGCATCCATACTCAGGGTTGAACGGGCGTGTGCCTTTCTTCGTTCTGATTAAATTCATCACCGACCTTTTAATTGCCGTTTCATTTATGATAGGACGAATATCTCCACTCACCGGATGGGGAGTGAAGTCTAAAGATAAGTCTTTGAAGAATGCGATTTCTGCCATTTTTTTCTTTTATTTATGTTGTTTGTTCTGCCGTTTTAGACTCTTGAATTTCTTTTCTTCGTTCTTTTGCGGCTTTGGTAAACTCTGCTAATGCCTTTCTTGCTCTAGTGCCAGCGGCTTTGTTTCCCTTTTCATCAAACTTTGCATTCTCTGCAAGATATGATTCAAATAAATTTACTAAGTTTTCGTGATTTGTCATAATTATTTCCTTATAGATGTTGACATTTACTTGACATAGTGTTACACTACTGTGTAGCCTATGATATTAACCTTATTAAGCCGCAGGTACCGGAAGAGTCTTTGCAACAGCAATTTCAGCGTCTTGCAATATGTTCTTATCTTCTAGTGCCTTTATTCTTAATATCAATTCATTCAGGGTAGTATTGTTCAACCCATCAGAAAATCTTAACTCTGTATTTCCATGAAGTCTAAAATTAGTGTTCGTTGAAAGTGTAATCTTATCATCATTTGTATTCCACACAACCGAATTCTTTTCAGTAACAGTTGCAAAATTTCTAGTCATGCTTGGTGCAGTACCGAAATACTCTGCGGCAGCTTCTGGTATCGCAGGTAAGTATCCAAGAATCGCAGGCTCTTGTGCAGACATAGAATCTAAAAAGAAACCAAAAACCCAATCTCCAGCTTTCGGTGTTCCGTATAGGTTTGGAGTATTTAGGGGGTGAATAGTTAGCGACCAAGGCAAGTCTTCAGTCGGAACTAGATTGGTTGACTTTGCTGGATGATATCCAAAGCATCTCACTTTGCATCTGCCTAGCGTCAATGGATCGTTGATATCTTCAACAATTCCAATCCACCAAACAAATCCATCTTGCCCAATAAAATTTTTCATCAATTATCCTACATGCTTAAAATATTGAATTTGTCTCTCTTGGTCTGCAACCCATTTGTCTGATGGCTTACCTTCGCCTTTGTAATAGCGCAACGGCTTGCCAGTCTTTTTAGAAACTAACGCCCACTTGCCGTCTACTTGTTTAAGTGTCTCAATTAATTCTGGACCGTAAACTTCTTCTTCCCACTCTTCAGTTGAAAGTGTGGTGCCTTGTATAAATTCTTTAAATTTTTTCATAGCTTGTCTAACTCTGATGTGTCTACTGCGCCTGGAGGAACATTGTCTTTAATCCAAGTGAGTAATTGTTTTTTCACATCAAGTTCTTTCTTAGCAGGTTTTCCTGGTTCCTTAAGTACCAAATACTTGAAGTCTTTGATAACAGGATTGCCTTTTTTATCTTTGTATGCTTTACCTGTTTGCGGATCAACAATGAAAATTGTATTCTCTGGATTATTTAGAATGACATAAATCCCACCTTGAACAGTTGGCGGCATAGCTTTTGTTACTAAGTTATATACAGTCTGTGCCGCACCTGCGTGAGTCGCAAGCAAAATATCTTCTGGCACAACTCTTGCCCTTGATTTGTTATTCTTGATTGCAATCTGATAATTAGTCAGAACCCACGATACGTGAATGTTCTTTGGCTCATATCCAGCGGCAAACAGTTTTGGTAGAACATCTGTCATGTCTTCAACTTCTTTGAATGTGCTGTCAAAAATAAGATTTGGCAATTGCCCTTTTTCAGCGCCAGCAAGCATCAAGTCTAACGTCTTGTTTTTTACGTCAGTCGCACGGATGAGAACGTGTAGAATGTAAACATGCGTTGGAGTTTTCAAATTCAATTGACCCATCTTTAAATTCTTGTCAGTCAATTCTCTTTGAATAAGGTCTTTATCTTTCTCAGAAATTTTGTCGCCGTACTTATCAAGCAAGTCTTGAGTCGTAAATTTACCAAGCGCATCTAACTTTTGAAATGCAATTTTCAATTCGTCAACGTCACGTATTTTAAATTCAGACCCTTGCATAAAATGCTGAACGGCAAATCCTTTGCCCGAACCAGCACCACCAGCAAGGAACACAATCTGTCCATACTTTGCGCCATTGTTATAGAGTATTTGCTTCTCTATAAGCTGAGTCGCTTTGTAGTCTTTTAAGTCTACGTACTCTGAAAATTTAAGTTTTAAAGTCATTTGAAGTAACTCTCTTATAGGTATTGTAACTCTGACAAATCTTTTTCTGTCAAATTATTTTTATTAAAATCCATAGGCAATGAACCTCTAGACAACTCTAGTTTTTTAATATAAGTTGACAGTGTGATACTGTGCTTAACGCCAAATACGAAATATCTGCCAGAGTGATACTCATCTGCTATGATGTTTGATTTGCCAGGAATCAATTTCTTTTCTAATCCACTCGGTGTTATAAAATTCACAACATGCCCTGCGCCAATATTGTTTGTTGCGCCTTGAATGTCAATCTCTATCTTAAACATGTTTTTAGATAAACTACCAAAAATGTTAGTCTCTAGCCAATTACTGCGTTGAATCGTATCATTCAAATATGGGGATGAAAAGATTAATTTTCTTCCTTGAATCTCATTCTCATTGTTATTGTATGTGCTGAAAATGTTATTCTTGTCTAGTAATTTATTCGGATAAAAATCTTTAGTTGAATTGCTTTCTTTTGAATATCCGACACTGTTTACTGTGTGATTTCTTTTGATTGGATCGAGAGAAGTTATCGTTGTATTGTAATGCCCGAACAGCATTAACTCCAAATGATTGAAGTTATCTTTCTTTGTCAATCTAGCCGCACGAATGTAATTCGGTTCGATTTTAGCATCTTGATTCGGATCAAAGAATATGTTGTGTACACCGTAGCTAGTTGAATCTTCAACTAGTTTGTCGTAGCTTCCGAAAAAGTGTGTTGACGCAAATGCTTTGCCATCTGCATACGTACCGACAATTGGAAAAAATCTCTCAAAGAATAAATAAAATTTAGACTTAGAACATGCTCTTTGTGCCATTGCTTCAATTGCTTTGTGCGGCATTAGTCCTGTTGATATGAATGGTGTTGTCAAAGTTATTTTTGGATCTTCAATCATCAAATCATTTTTTGACATTTCACCAAACATAGATTTGACTGCATCTGCAAGTGATGTGTTCTTATAACTCTTAAACAGATTCTTCTTCATCGAGTTTACAAAACTTCTAGATGAAAAATACAGTGCATATCTTGCACCAACAGTTTCCATATTGGTTGTGTGTGCGCCAATCTTATTGACGATGAAATCTTCACGCCAGAGCAATATCTCATTTGTGATCGGCTTAGATAGTTTGATGACAAGTCGTTCGCCGCCTTGTAGCTGAAACTTTTCAACACCGCCACCAACGTCAGTTAGTATGACTGTGCCAATTACCGATGATGAAAACACATTCTCATCAATGTCTAAACTTTCAAATGCTTCAAGCAATGAAATTTTTAATCCTTGTCTTGTTATGATTGAAATTTCGTTGATAATGAAAGTTCCGCCAATGTTGCTACGGACAGTATCTTTCGTATTCAGTGTTAAATCTGCGGTTTCAAACCCTATATCATCCGAAGTTCTTCCAAACGGATTAGGTAAATTGTAATATTGTGAAGTTGCCATATATTATATAATCGGCTTACTTAGAATCGATCTCAATCCAGATTCAACTGAATTAATTGCGCTTCTATTTAAAATTTTAATTCTTGATTTGTTTACGTTTAATTGCAATTCATACTCATAGACTGTCTCTAGACTTCTACTGTCCGTTGTTAAATTTGAGTATTCTATCGCATCAATTATATTTCTGTCTGCGTCATAGTAATGCTTTGTCGTTGACATTGCGTTCTGTAGACTGCCGTATTTGTTTATAATATATTCTTTAAATGTCTCAGAGTTTCTTGGCCAGTCATCATATATGCTATGCACGTTGTTAGTCAACATAATAATCCAATCATATCCTGGATCTTCATAGAATTTATACGAAATGAAGTCTGGACTCTCTCCATCAGAAACCACATAAGGTGTATATGAAATTCCTCTATATTGCGTGAGAAAATCTTTTATCTTAGTGACTACATTAATATCAATTGCTTTTAAGAAATTGTAGTCATCGACTTTGTACGCAATTTTTGGGTAGTATGTGAATATGCTCATATTAGAAAATTGTTCTTGATGCGTTGTTATGATCTGTAAATACTGCGCCGTCTGTTGGCAATGATGTTTCTTTCAAGCTAAGGCTTAATGTAACTTCTGATGGATAATACTTACCACCAGTAGCACCTTCAGGACTAAAAAATACCATTTTGTTTTGTCCACCATAATCGACCTGCACATTCTCTATGACACAATACTCACTAGAGAAAACTTGAGTTAAAAACGTATCAGTAGTTCCACCTCCGAATGCGCCTTTTTGCAAAACGATTTCGAATCTGCACATGTCTGGATATCCAAAACTAAAGTTACTTACTGATGTTCTTGCGCCTACATCCAGTGATACTGCTCCGGTGTTACCATTACTGAATAAATCGTTAATTTCTGTTTGAGTAAACGTTCCTGCATTCGGGTCTGGTGGCGCATTTGGGTCTGGCGCCGCAGTTTCGGGTGCTCGATTTGTTACCGTATCGTCTGCGCCTTTGACTTTAAGTGTTATATTATCGCCTGCGCCTTTTGGTGATGCGGCAATTCTAAATGATTTTATGATCTGTATCATTTTTTCAGCTTCTTGCATACTTGTCGGCTTCATCGTAAATGGTAACGTGAATCTTCTGAAAGTTGGACCTTGATAAACTAATTGTTGAAATGTGTTTAGCACTCTTCGTGTCATGAATTCGTATTGCGCTTTTCCTGACAAACCAGCAGAACCAAGAAAACCAGCGGCACTACCAGCAGCCCCTGCTACTTGTTTATATAGCGCATCGAGTCCGCCTTTGGCTGCGGCACCAAGGGCACCAGAAACCGTTCCATCTGAACTTGGTTGACCAAAAATTGACTGCGTTTCTTGAAATCCATTAGATAGCGCACTCTGAAACGATCCACCCATGCGTATAAATACGATTGGACCTCTTGCTGTCGTTCCTAATGGATCAAAGAATTGAAATCTTGCCATTGGTGTGACAAATCCTGAATGCCCATAATCTGCTCCGAAAATTAATGTTGTGCCGCTACCGACAGGATATGACGCCGCACTTCTATTCGTTTCAAACGGACCTATTGATATTGTCATTGCTGTTTCCTTAAACTAATCATTATTCTATTTATGTCATACAAAGGTAAATTTAAGCCTAAAAACTATCAAAAGTACAAAGGCAACCCAACAAATATTGTGTATCGTAGTTTGTTGGAGAGAAGATTCATGGTGTATTGTGATGAGACTCCATCTATACTCGAATGGTCTTCCGAAGAAGTTGTCGTGCCTTATGTGTCTCCTGTTGACAATCGATATCATAGATATTTTGTTGATTTCTGGATGAAATACAAAGACAGAAACGGAGAGATAAAATCTGTACTGATTGAAGTCAAGCCAGACATACAGACTCGACCACCTGTCAGAAAAAACACACCCAATGGTAAACCAACTAGACGATTTATCAATGAAGTAATGACATGGGGTGTCAATCAAGCAAAGTGGGAAGCGGCAACAAAGTACTCAATTGAAAGAAATTGGGAATTTAAAATCATAACCGACAAAGATTTGAGATAAATAGAAGTATGATATTCGATAACATACTCATTCAAGGCGCACGACAAGGCATCATTCCTGCAAGAACAGTTGCGGCAAGGGATTGGTACAGGTCTGCGGCTGGCAAATTAATGTCAAACATAAGTCCATCAGTCTTTGAGAAAAGAACCGATGAGGCAAGAAAAGTTTCGTCAATGGAATTTGGATACATGTATGCATTCAAATACGATCCAAAAACAAAAAATGATTTGCCATACTACGATACCTTTCCATTAATCTTTCCAGTTAGAATGGACTCTGATGGATTTTTAGGAATTAACTTTCACTATTTACCTCCAGTGCTACGTGCTAAATTAATGAATGCATTATATTCTACATTGACAAACAAAAAATATGATGACACAACAAAAGTTAAAATTTCATATTCTATTCTACAATCCGCATCTAAGTACAGATACTTTAAACCGATGCTAAAGAAATATCTAAGAAGTCAAGTTCGTTCACAATTCTTAGAAGTGCAAGTAAACGAATGGGATATTGCTATTTTTCTACCAACAGAGTCTTTCAGAAAAGCAGACACAGGACGTGTTTGGGAAGAGTCACGCAAAAAGATAGGAAGAACATAATATGGCAACATACAACCTTTCCGGTACCGCATCTGGATATGCAATATCGAATTTACGTTCTAAATTAGGTGCTATTGCTAGACAAAACAATTTTTTAGTGTCTTTACAAACCCCAAGTTTTACTCAAGGCGGTAGTGTCAGAGCAGATAAGCCAAATCAATCTACCATCGCACAAACTTTTGAATTTAGATGCGAAAGAGCCGAATTGCCAGGAAGAACAGTTGCGACCTCAGAAGACATAGGGTCTGGTCCAACAATTAAACTTGGCTACGATATAACGTACAATGACATTCAATTGTCTATAATATGTGCTAC